CGACTCCAGCTGCGTCTGCCCCACCGTCGCCGCGTACTGCCCATACAGAGCACCCATCGTGTCCGCGAAGAACAGGCTCTTGCCCGAACCCTCCATCACCGAATGCATCAGCACAGCGGTGTCCAGCTTCGCGCCCGGGTGCTGCAGCGGAAAGGCCAGCCACTTCGTCAGCCAGTCCAGCGCCTTGCCGTCGTGGTTGCACAGAAACGAGATCAGCCAGCGCAGGTTCTCGCACGCCGCGTCATCGCGCACCGGCTCCAGCGGCAGCCCCTCGAACGTATTGATGTACGTCGCCGGGTCCTTCGTCATCGTCGGGTCGAACACGATGTGGTCCACGTCCACCGTGCGGCGCTCTGCCGAGTTCAGCCACAGCGCATAGGCATCGCCCAGCGCCATCTTCACCGCACCTTCCGGGATGCGCCGCTTCTTCTCGCGGTCCCACACATCCTTCGTCCCGTCGATGTACACATAGCGCTCGGTCGGCGGCATGCCCAGCGCACCGGCCTTCTTGCCCGCCATGCGCCGCGCCTGCTCGATCTCGCGCACCGCATCGGCGCCGATCAGCTTCTTGTTCGTGTCATCCAGCCAGGTCTTCGCCAGCAGCTTGCCCACCAGCGCCTCGAAGGCGGTCTTCTTCATCGCCGCTTTCTTATCCTGGTCCCATACCTGCGTCGTGCCCTCAACCAGCGCAAACCGCCGCAGCACCTGCTCGGGCGTGAAGCCCGCCCCCTGCCCCCCGGTGTCGGAGGAGCCGGCCGGCGCGGCGGCTTCATCAGCGGATGGGGCCGGGGAAGGCTTGCCAGCCGCAACAGCCGCGTCGAGCTGCTGCGCCACCGCATCCTGCCCCCACGCCACATGCACATCGTTCCAGTCCTGCCCTGCCTCGCCTTCGGCCGGCTGGGTCGGGAAGGCAGCAATGCCCCCTACCTCACCCGCCGCCGCTTCCGCCTTCTTGCGGCCCGGGTTGCCAGGCTTCGTCGGGTCATCGTCACCGGCCACCACCAGCAGCGCATCCGGGCATTGGGCCGCCAGGTCACGCGCCACCGCCGGCATGTTGCCGGAGTCCAGCGCCATCGCCACCGGCCAGCCCATCGCCATGTGCACGCTCGCCGCCGTCGCGTAGCCCTCGGCCTCGCCGATCACCGTCGCGCCGTTCAGCTCACCCAACACATGCCGGCAACCCGCCTTGCGACCGTACTTCGGGAACAGCTTCGTGCCCTGCTCGTTGATCGCCTGCAAGCTCCACAGCTTCCCCGCCGCATCGCGCAGCGGAATGGCAATGCTGCCCTTCTTGAACATCAGAAAGCTGATCGAATCCGGCCGCGGCTTCGGCAGGTTGGCGAAAAACTCGCGCGTCTCACTGCCCACCCACACATCGCAGCGCTGCCGCTCGTCATCGATGGAAAGCACAACCGTGTAATGGAAGAAGCCAACGCCAAAAGCCCCCACCTGCTTGCGTTCCAGGTAGGGGCTTTCGCCTTGCGGCTTGCAATGCTTCGTCCAGATCAGCTCACACGCGCTGGCCACCGCCTCGCGCATCACCGAGGCCCGGGCTTCGTCCGCTTCGATCTCAGCCTGCCGCACCGCCCGCCGGGCTTCCGCCTCGGCATTCAGCCGCCGTTTCTCCTCGGCAGTCATCGGCTCCCGGCGCGGCCGCCAGCCGTTGTCCTTCGCCAGTTTGATCACCGTGCCCATGCCCGTGCCGGCCTTGCGGAAGCTCCGCCAAACCGTCTTCGCATCGCCTGCGTTATACCCTGCGCCCGTCGCACTCCAAGTATCCCAGGCGTCAAAGCCGGCACTGGCGAACTCCGCCTTGATACCCATGCCCACCTGCAACCAGGTATCGCGGTCATCGGCGGGGATGTACTGCAGCAGCTCGGTCAGGTCGGCCAACGTCAGCGGTACGCGCTCAACCACGCCGCACCCCCGCATTCTTCTTGTCCGCGAACGCCTGGCAGTCGGTGCACATCCGGCACCCCTTCACCGCCTCGCGCCGGGCCTGCGGAATCTCGCCGCCGCACCCTTCGCACTCGGTCAGGCTCTCACCCTGGTACTGCACGCGGCTTGCGATAAGGCGCTGCAGCTCCTCGTCCTGCTCCCGCTGGGCACGTTCGATCAGATGCTCATCCATGGCACACCGCCTCCGCTTCCATCGCCTGCTCAGCGCCGGCCACAATCCCCAGGATCTCGCCGATCATCTTGTTCGCGTGGTAGCGCAGCGCTTCCACCTCGTGCCGCTCCCAGCAATTGTCCTCGGCGCCATCGTGCAGGCTGCCGACGAATTCGCCTTCGGCCTGCAGCAGCGCGCCCAACGCCTTCAGCGCATCGCGCGTGGCCGGTACCGGCTGTGGCACGAACGCCACCGCACCGGCCGGACGCACCAAAGCCGCCAGCAGGCGCGGGTCGCGCGTGGTCGCCACAATCTCTTCAAGGAACTCAGGGTGCAGCGGGCGGTTACCCGTAGGGTTGACGCGCTTGCTCAGCTCGTCGGGGTCGATGCCGATGGTCAGTGCCACCGCGTTCTGCCCACCCACCGCATCGCGCGTGGCGCGGTACAGCGCCTGGCGGGTGGTCAGCACCGGGCCGGCGCCCGGCAGAAGGTCTTTACGGCTCATAGCGTTAATGCCCCTGTAACGCTGTAGCCAACCGCCGGGCCGTTGCCCTACAGTTCACCTACAGCACGCGACCCTCATGACTGCTGTGTCCACGGGTCGCGGGTTGAGGTAGCCGGCTGGTAACCGGTTACCGGACCGTCGAGGCTGGGGTTCTTGCTGTGGTAAGTGGGTCCCCAGTTCTCGACCTCTATACAAGCCTGCCGCCGTAGCGACAGGCTTTTGTGTTTCTGGGCTGCTTGCCCGGCGCCGGCCCGATGGCGTTGGTAAGACTCTCGGGCCGGCTCCCGCCTGATACGTGTGCTGCTGTGCTGTGTCCTGAAGGCGGGCTGTGATTCTGCTTAGCCGCGGCGGTCGCCGCTTCTGCGATCACCTTGCCGGCGATCCTCGGCCCGCCGCTCACCGCGGCGACGCAACGGGCGCCGAGCGGCGGCAGGCGTCTCGCCTGACGCGGGTGAATTGCGCAGGTAGGCCCAATCGATATCGGGCCGGGTTTCCTCACAGGTGACGGCGCCGCTGGTTTCACGGTCCAGCGCAATCGCCAACGCCGCATTGGCGCGCCGGTTGCCGTAGGCCACCTGCTTGAGCTGACCGGGCGTTGTGTCGCAACGGGTGGCCAAGGCCTGCAAGGCGTTCTTGTCCAGCGGCTTGATGAATTCGAGAAGATTCATGTGTTCCTCCATTGGAGAAGCACATTAGCAATCGCTAATGGAATACGCAATAGCAAACCGTAATTTACAGTTTGCTAACGCCGGCAGACCATAAGGAGATGGATATTTACCAGTCCCGCATAGCCGCACTAAAAGCCTTGATCGGCGACTCGACACTAAAAGAGTTCGCAGACCGGCACGACCTCGACGCCTCATACCTGTCGCAGATACTCAACGGTCACAGGAATATGGGCGAGCGCGCCGCTGCGAACTTGGAAAAGAAGCTGGCCCTGTTGCCGGGCACCTTGACTGCACCAGGCTCCGGCGAAACCCCTGACCCAGGCAGCGCTGCGTTCTCTGTCGCCGCTCAATTGGAGATGGCCAGCAGCGCCGCGGTATCCGATGCACTGGGTAGGTACAACCAGCAAAGGATGCTGCCTGTGATCGGAGAAGTTCAGGCCGGAGAGTTTTGCGAAGCCGTTGATAACTTCCAGCCCGGCCACGCTGATGAATGGGTTGAAGCCGGCGGCCCCGCCGGGCCGCGCGCGTTTGTACTCGTCGTCAATGGCTTCAGCATGTTCCCCCTGTTGGCACCAGGTGAGAAGGTCGTCTTCGATCCCGACATGCAGTGGGCACCCGGCAACATCGTGCTCGCCAAACGCATTAGCGACCAATCGGTCACGATCAAGAGGCTGTGCCGGGATGGCAACGAGTACTTCCTGCAGGCCACCAATCCCGACTGGCCCGACAAGTACATCAAGCTCAACGAAGAGTGGATGGTATGCGCCCGCGCGCGGCGCAAGATCGTAGAACTCTAACCATCAGCGAGGGACCGCATGCGCATCTACCGCAACACCAAACAGCCAGACCGCACCGGCCTGAGCTGGGAACAGACTTGGCAAGGCGAAGATCGCGGCCTAATCCGCTCCTGGGAAATCGGCCGCCGCGACGCACTTCGTAACCCCGAACTGGCCGCCCGCTGCAAGGCAGGTGAACTCCCCCCATTGGGCTGGAAAGGCGGCGGCGTGAAAACGCTCAAGAAGCTTACCCGCTGGGGCTCGCTGCACTACCTCGCCGAATGGCAGGCGCTGCGCGGCGAACCGCTGCACATCGACCTGAACGAAGAGCCAACCATCATCTGCAGCCGCACGGGCATGATCGTCACCTTCACCGGTGACCGTTCCAAGCTTGCCGGCCAAGGGAATGACACCGACGACGAAGGAGCAACAGATGGATCTGCACCAGGAATTTCAGAACAGTCGCTTTTTCCATCAAGCGCGGATTGAGCGCCGCGCCGCCGACGAGCTGATCGGCATGGCCGCCGGCCTGATAGCCGACGGCACGGTTAACCAGAAAGAGGCCGAGTTCCTCAAAGGCTGGATCGAGGCCAACTTCGCGCACTTCGACGATCCAGTCGTCAACATTGTCTACCGCCGCCTGGCCGACATGCTCAGCGACGGCATCCTGCAGCCGGAAGAAAGCACCGAACTGGTCGAGATGCTGCACAAGTTCACCGGCCCAACTCTCGCCACCGAGAAGCCCTTTACCGCACCAACCACCCTGCCCTTCTGCGACCCAGCACCAGAGCTGGTCATACCTGGGCGTTGCTACCTCTTCACCGGCACCATGGCCTACGGCCCACGCAAGGACTGCGAAGCGCTTGTCACCGAGCGAGGCGGCATCATTGGCGGCACCGTCAGCAAGAAAGTGCACTACGTGGTTGTCGGCAGCATCGGCAACGATCAATGGCTTCACAGCACCTATGGCACGAAGATCAAGAAAGCCGTCGAGCTCCGAGAAGGCGGCGCACCGCTTTCGATCATCAGTGAGCAACACTGGCAAACGCACATCTTTGCGTAGTGCCACGTAAAAAGCCCCGCCGAAGCGGGGCTTTTATTTGTACTTTTAGAGTCTGCTCCAAGCTCCTCGCTCCGCGAGGCTGTCCATCGGCCATCCAGGCCTTATGCGCGTCCCTTCGCTAATGCATGCGAACTATGGGCTTAAGCAAATGTGATAGATACGTCGAAAACTATACGCCCGGTGTAAGCCAATGCTTACAGAAAGGCTGGCCGCGACTCTTGCTGAGTTAGTGAGGACCTAAAATTAGCATTCGCTATTGCGAAATGAATTAGCAGGCGCTAATGTTGTCGCGTACCCACTTACCACGGGATCGCGACAATGGACACAGCACAGCACAGCAGCACCCGCTGCCCGGTCTTTCTGCACCCGGCATCGGCATCCAACCCCTTCACCGTGCGCCGCATCGAACGTGAAACCGGTCTGACCGCTCACGTCACCCTGCGCGCCGCACAACTCAAGCGCCACACCCTGCCCGCCTTCGAGGACTTCGGCCCGTTCGGTGGTGCAGCATGAGCACCTTCTCCCTCACCAGAGGCAGCGAAGCCGCCCTTGGCATGCTCGCCAGCCAGGCCGGCAGCGAAACCCTGCTGCTCACCCAGCCCGCCCGCGAGCTGCGCGCCGAACTCAGCATCGAGCCGTTTACCAGCGACAGTGGCGATCAGCTGCTGGCCGTGCTGTTCATGCGCGAGCAGCGCCACAGCATGACCCTGCAGCGCGACGACAGCGCCAACGCCCAGCACCTGGCCGATTGGGTCGAGGCGGTTGCCAATGGCGTGCTGGATACTGCCGAGGCCGTTCCGCGGCGCGCCGCTCCAGGCGATCTGGCAGCAGCAACGGCAGCATTCACAGCAGCCGCGCGTGAGCTGAATCAACAGGCACAGCCAGCACCGCCGCAGTCCGAACAGCAGCCGGTTTGCTGGGCGAATAGCGCCGCACTGGCCAAGTTACGAAACGGGCGCAACAACTCGCCTTGCGTGCTCACCGATGGACCTGCTGAGTTCAATGACACTCCGCTGTACGCCAACCCGCAGCCAGAGCAAAGCAAGCTGGAACCGGCGCTGCTCAAGATTTGCGCGGAATGGGACCGCCAGAAGCGCCTGTTTCCTGAGCTGAGCAGAGACGCCTGGATGGACCTCGCAATCGCGGAAGCCCGCTGCGCCTTGTCGGCCACCAGCCCCACAGCCTGAGGCCCGCCACCATGAACCGCACCCTCGACCAGGCAGCCGCCGTGCTCGGCATTGGCCCGCGCAAGCTGCGCGCCCGCATGCGTGAGCTGGGCCTGCTCAACCACGCCGGCGAGCTCATCAGCACCGAGCGCAGCCGCGGCCGGCTGTTCGTCGACACCCGCAGCCGCTGGAACCCGGCCATCAGCACCTACAGCCATTACGGCGTGGTCATGGCCACCGAAAAGGGGATCGGCTGGCTGGCCGAGCAGCTGGGCATCACCGTCACCAAGAAGGACGCCGCCGCATGACAATCTCTGCCAACCAACACGCAATCGGCGCGCTCAAGCTCACCAGCCTGTATCTGGACCACCCCAGCGTGGTATCTGCCGACACCCTGCGCGGCGCCTGCGCCGAAGCCATCATCCACCTGCGCGCCAACCAACCGCACGCAGACGACCTTGGCCGGCTCTGGTGCGCCCTGTTCGCCGTGCTGCCGCGCAGCTTCCTGCCCTACGTCACGCTGACCACCGACCCGGCCACGCCCTACGCCTGCGTCATCACAGATGCCGCCGGCAACGTCGTCGACCGCCAACTGGGCAAGACCATCGAGGGCATCACCGAACTCATCCGCCTGCGCCACACCGCGCCCAGCCCGGCCCGCACCTCAGAGGGGCGCGGGGAGATCGGAGGGGCCAC